GACTCCAGTGCGCAGGCCCCCGAAGTTTTCGCGCACTGGTCACCCCTGGGTGCAAGGGCTTAACGCGCCCCACAAGCGTGCCGTTAGCAGTTCCGAAGATGGCAAGTCTTGGAACCGGGGCTGAGCCGGGCAACCCTCTACCCTCGTGCGACAGGCTCGCACGGTGCCTTCAGAACACCCCGTAGGGTGCGGTGTGGGCCTAAGACAGACCTCCATCCTGCCACCCCGGCACCAGGTACTAGCGCCCTCAGGTCTTCGCTGGTGATACCCCGGCAACCCTTCCCCGACTGAAGACACCGCCAACACCTGCAGCCCTCAGACATGGGCATCGATGTAAGCCTCATACAGGCCTGGCTCAGCTTGCCACCACAGTGACGGAGGGGGCATCGACACAACGCCCCTGGGGTGCCCGACAGGCACCCTCTCCAACTTGGTTTCCCAAACAAGCTGTTCATCCACGGCGATCCCAAAGGCACGCTCGAAGCTGAGCCGCGCTTCCGCGCTGACATCGATGACATCTCCCTCCCCGGCAAGCCAGGCTCCGACGACAAAATAATCGGAAAGTGCCTCGACAGGCACCCGCTTGGAGGATCTCGTGGACCTGAGGACATGGAGAGCAGCCGCCTGTAAAACGGGCACACCACGTGCAAGACTAAGCTCACACATGGCCACCCCATTTACCCACCGCCGGCCAAACGATGGCTCCCGCAGCCACCGATGGCTGGCGTACGCGCCAGACAGCACAGCCCTGGGGTCCCGCACCATTGTCCAAAAGGACCCAAGCCACAAAGGTGCGGAACGCCCAAACCTGATACCCTCCATGTATGACACCGGCTTTTCTAATGTCATCTCAAAACCACTAGAGGCCAAAACATCCTGGTAGAAGTTGCCGACAACCCCAGCAAGGGAGGCACGCTCGAGGAAGACAAGCGCATTGTCGCCATCCACTAAAATGTCGTAGTGGATGCCATAGGAGTTCAACACCCCAGTACAGACTGCCAGCATGACGAGCGAATTGCCCATGCCAGTGTTGAAATCCCCACTTGCCCTACCTCCCTCACGGGAAAACTTCACACCATTCTGAGTAGTACCCGCAAACCGCTGGTACTCGAGCAGCCTGGCCAACTCCGCGTCACCAGAGTAGGCCGCCAAATACAAACGCCGCTCCTGCCTCAAGTGGCGAGAGGTGACATGGGCCTCGAAAGCCTTGCCATCAACCTCAAACACCACGCAATCCTCAAACCCATCAAACTTGCGTTTGATGAGTCCCGCCCTCCTCCTGGGAGAGAGACCCTTAGCCACAACCCTCGTATTAGACCCTCCAAACAGCCTCCTAGCCGTGAGGTAACCCCATAGCCAGTGCTCTAGAGGCTTAAGCCAAGAAGCCACAGCGAGGTTAAACCTAGGGTGACGAGGAAAGATCATCCTAGGTTTGGCATCCTTAGCCGCACCGAACTTCTCGGCCTTGAGAAATGCCCTCAAATGCGCGTCAGCCCTGCACACGGGCCCATCGACACGGAGGGACTCCTCAGCCTGGAGGTACCGCCTCTTCATAGCCCCTGAATAGGAGAGAGCGGTTTCGAGGTTGCTCCACTTTGACCCAGGAAACGCCCTCATCAGACCACGCAGTCGAGAATAACCGCGCAGGACTGAGGGACCCAAGGGCGGATCTGGGCCCAGAGGCAGTGGTGCAAGAGACCGCATGGCAAGTGCAGCGATCTCGTTGTGGATGCAGTTAGCGTGCACGCCCGGAATCCAGGTGCCTGGAAGACCCGTACGCCACGCAACCCACATCTGGCGCTTTGCCTCGGCTTGGCAAACACAATCACCCTTCACCTCCAGGGAGGAACCCGCTGGCGGGCTGAACACCATGTCGCCAACACAGTGCCCATAAACGGCAATCGGTTGGTCCTAGGACCACCAAGGCAAAGAAGGGGAAGCGGTGATGGAGGAAAGAGCCCGAAGCTCCTCCGGAGACTCCACCCAGGCCCACGACACAGCCGTGCCAACTGCCACGGCTGTCGAAGAGTCTGCCAAACCCTTCTTCTTGCACCACTCCAAGGCCCGAGACCTTAGAGCCAGCACAAGAGTGGCCTCCCTAGCCCTCAAAAAGGCATAGGACCGCAATGCAGCAAGGAGCTCCGGGAACACGACCGACACTGCACCGTCGGCCTCCTCGACAACCAGGTAGGCAACCCGGTCGTCCTCCTTGCCTAGGACAGATCCTCCCCCAAGGATCTTTACCCCGTCGGGCCGTGCGGCAAGCACAAGGTTCCGCCCAGGCGAGTAGCCCGGAGAGGGGAGGTCTGGAGTCCACCGCCCTCTCACAAAGCTACCCACGGAACCACCAGGGGTGGTTCCCAAGAGCATCTCCATGCGCTTGACCCACACCGCACGCCGGCGAGGTCTGGCACACAAGTGTGCCGTCAACGGGGCAAACGCCACCTCGTCGACAAACTCTGATCCAACCGGCTGTCCTGTAGCCGCCTGGACTAGGGTGTCCCCCGGGGCGGGGGGCACTGAGCAGGAGTCAACTGCCCAACCGAAGAGACCCGCGAGCCAAAGCGCACAGCCCACGGAAACCCAGCAAATTAGGATGAGCGCCCGCCACAGCACCCAAACAAAGCCCACAGAAACGACAGGGACTAAAATCAGCGCGAGCATCACGACGCTGGGGATTTCCACCG